CGTAACACGTCTGCTCTCATTGGGCAGCGAAAACGTTGCATCACTTCAATGACCTACTATTGTAGCAATCATCAGTGGTCTGGGTCGACTAGGAACTTTTCCAGTGTTAACCCAGATTGTCTTACTGCCATATTAACAATATGGAGTACGACTTTCGTTAAAGGGTCTCCCATGAGGATTCCTCTCTTTAACAGGATGGTCCTTACCCTCTCATCAGAGGTTGGATCACCAATCCCCTTTATATCCCCCGTGGCCGTAAAGGTGAGTACCCTAGGTTCGTAACAGATTTTGTTTACGATCCCTCGGAGAATGCTCGGGATACCACATTTGGTCATCCACGCATTCGCTACGATTCGTGCTACCTCATGGTGCATGAAATCGGTTGCAGTCGTAAAGTCAGTTGAACTGGCAAATACGTCTTCATATGTAATGGACTTTGTTATCACTCCATTCATATTCGTCACTGTCTCTTTCTTTACGGAAAAACACAGTTCCTTGTGACAAAAGAACTCTTTAAAGAGGTTCCAACCGTGGTTGTCCTTTGTCATTCCCGACCTGCTGCTGAGAACTTTTCCCAACGGCCAGGCGGTCACACCATGAATGAGGTCTAGTACCACCTTCAGGCATGCTCCGGCCTTGGTAATAACGCGTGTTTTACCAGGCTCTTGGACTCCGACGATGTGTGCTTTTTTAAGCACCTCGGGGTCCGTACCGAGTACTTCTTCCAGGCATCTCCAGAAGACGTACTCGCCTACGGTTGTATCTCCCTCGTCCAGGAAGATCTCCCGTAAGTCCTCGCCCGTGTTCAAATCGATCACGTACGCAGGACGACGTAGGCGTCCATCATAAACAATGTCGTTTATGGCGCCTATCGTACCGCCTTCATCGCGTGTTTTCTCTAAACATGCGTTGGCGTTTACACGCACACCGGCTTTGGTCTTAAGTCCGGTAAATGCGTCGTCTCCAATTGACCCAATTACTTCTAGTACCTGGGTTTGGATCACCTCTTTTTCCTGCTTTGTTAATGGAAGCGGTTCGGAGGTTACTGTGTTAAAGAACTTGATTTTGTTCTTCAACGCAACGAGAGGGGGTGGCGTTCCCGCACCCCTCTTCTGGCCCAGTATTCCTGCAATCTGCAAAGAATAGTATGGGTCTGATTCCTCTAAGAGTCTTTCGTACTCTGTGAGGAATACCTGCTCGAGTAAGGGTCCTTCCCTACACTTTGACAGGAATTCAAGGATAGTTCCACGATTAAAATTATCCTTGAAGTTCTTACGGACCGTTTGTAACGTCTCGTAAGAAGTCATGACGGTAAGAGCCAGTTCATCCTGCTCCCCGTCTAGGAACTCATCGGGTAGTAACATCCGAATCATTCCTAAGGTGAAAACGTCGTATCTTTCCCACGTCCACCTCTGGTCTGGATATGCAATGTACTTTTGCAGAAACACACCATCGATTGTCTTCAACATTTGGAGAAAACGAATCGATCTCCCTCTCAATTTTTCATTGATCGGGCTAAGATCCTTTAATGATTTAC